GCAAACTTGAGGTTTAATATCACAAATGAATGACCTTTACTTTTATGAGAATATGCTTAAGAATGTAAGGGAACGGAGGGAATCAGTTATTGAGGCTATCTGTTATGGTGCCGTAAGTGATTTCACCGCGTTCAAGGAGCTCCGAGCAAAACTCGGGGAACTTGCATTAACCGAACAGGAATTAAAAAACCTGCTAAATAGGATATCAGAATCCGATGAGTAAAACACTGCTTGTACCTGACTACATTGCAAAACAACGGGCAGAAGAAAAATCTGCCAAAAAAGAAGCCCCCAAAGCAGAAGGTATTTTAGACGCAGCCTATGTTGCGGCTGAAGACCGTGTTTTGGATCCTACAAAACTCCCTGAAAGTGCTATTGATAGATTGCCTCAGCCTACGGGATGGCGCATTTTGCTTTTACCCTATCAAGGTAAGGCAAAGACTACTGGTGGTATTATTCTTACAAGCGAAACTCGCGAAAAAGAAGCAGTAGGGACAGTTTGTGGGTATGTGTTGAGAGTTGGTCCGCTTGCGTACCAAGACTCGAATAAATTCGGCGAAGGATCAGAGCCTTGGTGTAAAGAAGGTGACTGGGTTATCTTTGGCCGATATGCGGGAAGCCGCTTCAAGATCGAGGGTGGGGAGGTTCGCCTCCTTAATGATGACGAGGTTCTTGCTCGCATTAGTAGCCCCGATGATATCTTGCACCTATAACATGGAGATGACCCATGCCTGAAGAAGCATTGAAACAAGAAATAGAAGACGAGAACGAAGAGCTCGAAGTTGAGGTTGATGAGGAGGAATCCGAGCAACCCGAAGAGGAAGCTGCGGCTAAACCTGCTAACGATGAGTTAGAGCAGTATAGCGAAGGCGTCCAAAAACGAATCAGTAAGCTCACCGCAAAAATGCGGGAAGCTGAGCGGCGCGAAAAAGCTGCGATTGAGTATGCACAAGCAGTGCAAACACAGTTACAGCAATCAAATGCGCGTACACAGAGCTTAGACAGCTCTTTTGTGCAAGAGTTTGAAAATCGTGTTACGCTTCAAGACCAGTTGTTACGCCAACAGCTCAGAGAAGCTATTGATCGTGGTGACATTGATAAACAGGTTGAGGTGCAAAAGCAGCTTGCTCAGGTAGCGAGCCATGCAGAGCGTCTACAGTATGTTAAGCAACAGCAGGCGAGTAATGCGGCTAGAGCGCAACAACCTATTAGTCAGCCTGTCCCACAGCAACAGGTAGCGCAGCAGCAACAACCGCGACCAGACCCTAAAGCAGAGGACTGGGCATCGCGTAACGAATGGTTTGGTACAGATGAGCCTATGACGATAACGGCTTTTAGTATTCATAAACAGCTTATCGAAAACGAAGGTTACGATTCGCAAAGTGATGATTACTATCAAGAAATTGATCGTCGGATGAGAGCTGAGTTTCCGCACAAATTCAATGGGCAAAGCCGCGCTAGAAGTGGTCCTGCCGTTGGAGCTGCAAACCGTGGTGCAAGGTCTGGTGGAAAGAAATCTATCAAACTTTCATCATCACAAGTTGCAATCGCCAAGAAACTTGGTATAACTAAAGAACAATACGCGAAGCAATTGATGCGTATGAACCAATCGTGAGGAAGGTTTAACTATGACCGATAGAAGCCCACGCACTTCCCAAACAAGGGAAAAAGCAAGCCGCGCTAAACCGTGGCGACCCCCGTCTACACTGGACGCTCCACCCGCTCCGGAAGGTTTTGTTCACCGTTGGATCCGTGAATCTGTCATGGGCTACGATGATAGAAAGAACCTCTCCGCTCGCCTACGCGAAGGCTTTGAACTTGTTCGCGCTGATGAGTATCCCGATTTCGAAGCACCAACAGTCCAGGATGGTAAACATGCTGGTGTAATTGGTGTGGGAGGTTTGGTGCTCGCTAGGTTCCCTGAAGAGACACGTGAAGAGCGCAACTCACACTTCCGTAAACAAACGGCAGACCAAATGACCGCTGTTGACAATGATCTAATGAGGGAACAACATCCGTCAATGCCTATCAGCAAACCTGATCGGCAATCTCGTGTAACTTTCGGTGGAAATAATTCTTCCGATAACTAAAGGATCTGAGCTATGGCTAATATTGATGCCGCTTTCGGACTTCGTCCGTATAAGATGCTCGGTGCAGGTGCAAACACCAATGGTGTGATGACCTTCAATATCCAAACTACCGCGACGACGGGGACTTCCAGTGTAATCTATGAAGGTTCTCCTGTTATCCCTCTCGCGAATGGTATGATTGATATTGTAGGAGCCGCCGCAGGTGGTACAGTACCTCTACTGGGTGCCTTCATTGGTTGTAACTACACTGACCTCAATGGGGTTCCAACGTTCGCTAACAAGTGGCCTGGAACTGCAAGTGTCAAGTCTGGTACAGCCGCAACTGCACTGATTGCTGCACATCCTGATCAACTTTTCTTGATCAACTGTGATGCTGCTGCCGCTGATGCAACCATCCATGCAAACGCTAACTTTGCTACTGCCACTTCTGGCAATGCTACGACTGGTAAGTCCTCTGGCGAGCTAGCAGTGTCAACTGTGAATACGACTAACACGCTTAATTTGCGTATTGTCGGTTATGAGGATTCTCCTTCTAACGACGATGCAACAGTGGCGGGTCGTCTAGCGATTGTCCAAATCAACAACCACTTCTATCGTTACGGTGCTAACGGTACGGGTGCAGGTGTATAAGGAGATAGGAAATGGCTATTACTCGCTCCCAACTCCTTAAAGAACTAGAGCCCGGACTTAACGCTCTGTTTGGATTGGAGTACGATCGGTATGACAATGAGCATGCCGAAATCTTTGAAACCGAATCTTCAGATCGTGCGTTTGAAGAAGAGGTCATGTTTGCAGGCTTCGGCCAAGCACCCGTAAAGGGTGAAGGCGCGGCAGTATCATACGATACTTCCAACGAAGCATTTACTGCTCGCTATACACACGAAACCATCGCGCTTGCGTTTGCGATCACTGAAGAAGCCGTAGAGGATAACCTTTACGACCGCCTCAGCTCTCGTTACACCCGTGCGTTGGCTCGTTCTATGGCGAACACCAAGCAGGTCAAAGCGGCGGCTATCCTGAACAATGCGTTCGATAGCAACTACACGATCGGCGACGGTGTAGAGCTCTGCTCTACTGCTCACCCAACTGTAGGTGGTGGTAACTTTGCAAACGAGCTTGCAACTGCGGCAGACCTTAACGAAACGTCACTTGAACAGTCGTTGATTGATATCGCGGCGTTCATCGACGAACGCGGTCTGAAAATTGCTCTGCAGGGTCGTAAGTTGATTATCCCACCTGCGCTTCAGTTTGTCGCTGAGCGTTTGATGGCATCCAACCTACGTCCGTCAACTGCTGACAATGACATCAACGCACTCCGTAACATGGGTATGTTGCCTGACGGTTATGTGGTCAACCACTTCCTAACCGATCCAGACGCATTCTTCATTAAAACGGATGCACCAAACGGCTTTAAGCATTTTGTGCGTAGCCCAATCAAAACGTCTATGGAAGGCGATTTTGAAACAGGTAACGTGCGCTACAAGGCTCGTGAGCGTTACAGCTTTGGTGTCTCGGACCCACGTTGCGTATTTGGCTCTCCTGGAGCTTAATATCGTTTCACGTGAAACAATGAGAAGGGAGGCTTGTGCCTCCCTTCTTTTTTGAGTATAGTAATCATACCCCTGACAACCATATTATGTGGTTGACATAACCCAAGACAGGAGAGTAACATGGGTCAAACTACTTTTTCAGGTCCAGTTAGATCGGAGCGCGGTTTTACCGCAGTCGGTTCAACATCGGTGGTAAACCTCACCGCAGAGACTACTTTGACATACGCCGACCATGTTGGTCGCATTATTGAAATCAATGACGCAGACGGTGCGGTCACACTTCCAACTATCACTTCTGACACTATCGGTGCCTCATACAAATTTTTTGTAGGTACAACTGCATCTGATCTTGATATCAAAACAGATGGCACAGATAAATTTGTTGGTAACCTTGTTCTTGCCGCAAGCGCAACTTCACAGGCTCGTGGTTTCGCTCCAGGAGCAACCAACGACGTGATCTCAATGAATGGTACTACCACAGGTGGAATCGCGGGTTCTGTAGTGGAAGTTACAGCAATCGCTACGGCAGAATATCTTGTTACTGGCACATTGTTGGGATCAGGCACACTTGCTACTCCATTTGCTGACGCTTAATAGGAGAGCACGATGTCAAGTTCTGACGTAAAAGCAAAACGCTTGACAGCTACTGGTTCTGCTAGTGTTGGTCCTGCGCGTATTCGTCAGATACAGGTTTTGACCACAACAGGTACTCCGCGTTTGACTATTACCGACGGTAATGGCGGCGCGACAGTGCTTGATTTGGACTTTCTTGCGTCTGACTCACACTCAGTAAACATTCCTGCAGAAGGCATTCGGGTTTCGGACATTTATGTTTCGGCTTTCACGAACTGCACCGCAATGACTGTTTTCTACAACTAGAGGAGACTCGAATGGCTCGTGAAGTTAGTTCCATATCAAGGGT